GTTTATACCAGAGACCACTAAATGTTTGTTCTCTGCCGTCATGCCATAGGACATAATATCTCTTATATCCATATGGTCTATCGCTGAATATTCTTACTATTCCAAAATCTTCTTCTAATAATTTCATTAACTAAATCTATTGTTGTCGTCATTATTAAAATACATGAATATTAAAAACATTCCTACTAATACTAATACTGTAAAGTCCATTATGGTTTGTACTCCTTTCCTCTATCTATAATTAAAAATCCGTTCAAATGATCTAACTCATGTTGAACAACCCTTGCCTCAAATCCTGTAAATTTTCTTTTACAAACTTCAAGGTCTTGATTCCAGTATTTTAATGTTATACTGTGTGATCTTGGTACTCTTACTTGTGAGTGTCCGCAACTTAAACAACCTTCCCAATCTTTCTTCATAATACTACTCTTATTTACGATAGAAGGATTTACAAAGACTTCATTAACTTCCAGGCCAACTATAAATACTCTTAGAGGATAACCTATTTGTATTGCAGACAACCCTGCACCATTCTTTTCTGCTAATGCTTTCCACATCTTTTCGACAAGGGAGTCTATTTCTTTTTTATCTCCCCATCTCCATGGTTTAGATACTTGTCTTAATACTTTACGATCTGTTACTATCATAATACATCTCCCATGCATCTTCATAAATTACCCTAAACTCTTCCAGTGTAGGTACTTTTACTTGTAATTTATTTTCATAGTTATTCTTTTCTAGTTTTCTTATATAATCTATATATGCGTATTTAAGTTGTTCTTCTGTGTACAGTAGCAACTTCCACCTCCTTTGGTAATTCTTTGTTACAATGCGGGCATACATATGGAAGTCCTAGTAACTTTCTCATAATACAGTCTTTTATCCACTCGTTAAAGTTCATTTATATTTTCTCCTGTTGCCATACTCTCTTTCATTTCCGTTCTTTCCTCTGGATTTAATACAGACCTCGGTCCAATTCGTAAAGTTTCCCAGTCCATCTCAGAGGTAAAATCTTTCATTTGATTACTTCTCATTTTCTGACAACTAAATGTCATACAGTTATCTTCCTGTGACCATGCGTTCAAACTATAAGCAGCATCAGCTGCATCGAGAATACCCTTTGCAAATCTTGCTTCTCCTGTTGCATCAGTTTGGTATGGAGAGAACACCATAGTTTCATACTCTTGTGCCATAGCTTTCAAAGTTTTACTTACTTCTATTTGTTCTGTCCACTCATACTGACGACCCTGTGCTAGTGATCGTTTGACTTGGTTTAGATAGTCTACTATAATAATGCCAACATCAGGCAACTGATTCATTTTAGTTTTTAGAACTGCATCGATCTTACCTATTGTAAGCATGGGATCGTAAACAATCTCAATCTGCCTATCCTCTCGGAGAGGATTTCTAATAAGTTTGGAGTGCATCGAATCAAAATTTCTATGTGAATAGAAGTCAGTGAGTAAGTCCTCACTATCTTGATAACGATCACACCACCACTTTGCTACTCTATTCCATTCGTCCTGAGACAGATTTTTCCTTTTCAATCTGTTCACTGGTACATTAGCACCTAGTGCACAAACCCTCTGCAGAATCTGTCTACTATCCATTTCGATTGTAAAGTAGAGAGCAGATCGACCTCGTTCATAAACATTGTTTGCCAAGTTAGCACAAGTAATCGACTTACCTGCACCACGTCGTCCTCCCACTAGCACCAAGTCTTTGGGAGAAAAAGCAAAGTCGATATCATACTCCTGATTCAATCCAAGAGGAACAAACTTATCGAGTTCTTCCTCTGGGTCAAAGAGTTCTATCTTTGACATATTCTCATTTGGTGGAGTTGTATCGACTTTCTCTGAAACCTCTACGACTATTTCTTGTAGTCCTTCGAGGTTTTCTTCAGCTGTAGAGAAAGCTACTGTTTCATCTACATAGCTGTCAATTTGTGTTAATATTTCATTCTGTGTAAATTCATTCTTTTGGTAGTCTAACAAAGTATTAGCGTCTACTTCTGTTTCCACAGACTCTATTGCAAACACCATTTCTTGTAAGTTGGAGTCCCTAATTTCAAACTTCAAATCTTCAAACGTAGGAAGTTTGCCATATCTATCGACATGGGAGTTAATTATTTTCCATAGGGATTTGTATTCTGAAGGCAAATAGATTTCCTTCAGTTCTGTCCAAACTGAAATGTCTGATTGCGATAAAATCTGATGTAATAGTGCTGACGCTAGTGTCAATGTTTTCTCCCAAAAAATAAGCGGGGAAAATTACTCCCCCGCTCGAATGATTATACTAGCTAACTGATTTTTCTTTTCTAGCTGAGCCATCGTAGTCTGCTGATGCAAGACCTCTTCTTGTTAGCATGGTTTTTACACCTCTAACAGTTTTACCAATGTCTTCTGCTATTTCTTCTACAGTCATTGAAGCGATGTCAAGGTCAGCAAATGGATCTGCTTTACTTGAACCTTTTGTAAATTCTTGCTTAGGAATAGCATTGATATCGCCACTTCTAAGTAAAGAAAGCGCTTTACCTCTGATAGAGTTTACACTTCTGTCAAGAGACTCAGCAATCTGCTCAACGAAAGCACCATCATTTACCATTGAGATAAATTGTGCTTCTTCGTCTTCAGAATAAGTTCTTGGAGTTACAACTTTCTCAGCTGGTTTAACATGAGATGTTAATTCCATAGAAAGAATTTTTCCTTGAATTGATTTTGCTGAGAAATGTCCGCCTTCGAAATTTTCTGCAATTTCAGCGTATGTGTATACACCGCTGTTTGATTCTACAAAATTTTGTAGAGTTGCTTCTTGCTCATCAGAAAAAGCTTTAGTTGCTGATGAAGAAGCTAATTCAACTTCATAACCCATTTTTCTCAATTTGCTAGAAACACTTCTTGTTGAAGTTTCTAACATGTCAGCAGCTTCAGCTACTTGAGCTTGAGAAACAGGTCCGTCACCGACAAAGTTAACCAGTTGATCGGTTCTCTCGTCTGTCCACTTTGGTAATGCCATAATTTTTTCCTATATTATTTCTTTAATATTTGTTATTATCCTTACGCCTTTTGCTCTGGCATTGTTAGTTTTTGCACTATCAATACCACTTTCATTTATAAGTATTGTAACGGCGTTTGTCACACTACTCTTTACTGTATAACCAGCTTTTTCAAGCACTGCTTGAGCAGCTGACTTACTAGGATAACTCTTGAGTTTTCCTGTGATACAGACGACTCCTTTACTCTCTTCTTTTACACTTTTTTGTTTCGTCTTGAAAGAGAAAGGAAGTTTGTCATACTCATAGGGATAGAACTCGTCGTTTATCCAATTTATTAAGTTCTGAGTGGCCTTCGGACCGAGACCAGCAAGACGACAAGTTTCCCAAGTGATTTGAGAAATATGCTCAACTTGTGAACATATCTTCGAAGCAACTGACCTACCAACAAGTGGAATACCAAATGCTGGAAGGAGTTCTTCGAGACCTGCGTCTGTCGATAGTGCTATCTGTTTCCACAGTTTACTACCGAGTGCTTCAGAATTTAAGAGGGAAGAAATCACTGGCTCTTCGAGAGAGTAAATATCGTGAAAGTCTTGTAACTCTAGTTTCTGAATGGTCGAAGGTCCGAGACCTTTAATTTTAAGGTGTTTGGCAAAGCCTTCCACCTTTTTGTCCCACTTAGCAGGACAATGATCGTTATAGCAATATAGAATATCCTTAACAAGTTTTAGGCTTGTATTACAACTTGGACATTCTGTTGGTATTACTATTTCTCTCATTTTTATATATTATATATTATACTAAGATTTTGACCATTTGTCAAGATTTATTTTTCGGGAACTCCTGCAGAATTAAGGAAGAAATTTTGAAACACTCTGTATGGCCTCCAAACTTAATTTTTGGAGTATACTTATCATGCTTATACTTAGCATGAAGTTCCTGTTCATACTTCCAGCAGTTATATATTGTATCGTGGTAAGTTCGTTGTATTCTTAAGTCGTAGTATTTAAATCCTCGACTTCGCTTAATTACATGTCTCCAATCTTTCCCACTAGCTATTCCGACCTTTATACACTCTCGTTCCCATGTTTTTGTGTTAACTAAAATAACACCGTATAAAACTCCATCCCTTCCTTTTTCAGAAGGGTGATTGTCAAAATAG